GCAGGTTTATCATTGGACCACAAATCTTCAAGTTATTGAAGGCGGCTCTAATGGACCCAGATATGGATAACATGCCAACTGATTATGAAGCGGGTACTGATTTCCGTCTTACTAAGACGCAAAAAGGTCAATACGCAGATTACTCAACTTCAAGTTGGTCTCGTAAAGAACGTTCACTGAATGAAGACGAACGTGCGGCAATTGAAACTCATGGTCTTTTTGACTTGAATGACTATATGCCAAAACGTCCAACTTCAGATGATATGAAAATTATCACAGAAATGTTCGAAGCATCAGTTGACGGTGAACTATATGATCCTGCTCGTTGGGGTCAGCACTATAAACCTTATGGATTAGATGTTCCTGCAGGAACTTCTGCACCAACTACTACTAATACTCCTACTGCTCCAAAAGTAGAAGAAGTAAAAGAAGAAGTGGTTGCAGTAGCAACAGCAACAGCACCAACTCTAACTGCGGTAGAAACAGCACCTGCTGAAGCACCAAAGACAGACGCGGCAGACATCTTAGCAATGATTCGTAGTCGTAAGACAGACTAAGTAAATCAGCAGAGAGTGTGGGAAATATTCCACACTCTCTTATCAAACATAAGGAGAATTATATGGCAAGGGCATTTGATGCGAGTAAATTTCGCAAATCTATAACCAAATCTGTACCTGGTATGAGTGTTGGTTTCAGAGACCCAGATACTTGGGTATCAACAGGAAATTATTGTCTAAACAAATTAATTTCTAATGACTTCTATAAAGGCGTTCCATTAGGCAAAGTAACAGTATTTGCTGGTGAAAGTGGAGCAGGAAAATCATACGTTGCGGCTGGCAATATCGTAAAACACGCACAAGACCAAGGAATTTTCGTAGTACTAATCGATAGTGAAAACGCACTAGACGAATCATGGTTACATGCGTTACAAGTTGATACTACACCAGAAAAACTATTAAAATTAAACGTAGCAATGATTGACGATGTTGCTAAAATCATTTCAGACTTTATGAAAGGTTACAGAGAAGACCACTCCGAAAAGGCAGACGCCGATCGACCAAAGGTTTTATTTGTAATTGATAGTTTGGGAATGATGATGACACCTACTGACGTTGACCAGTTCAATCGAGGTGATATGAAAGGTGACATGGGACGTAAACCAAAAGCACTAGCGTCATTAGTACGTAACAGTGTAAATATGTTCGGCGACTATAACGTAGGTTTAGTTGCAACAAACCACACATACGCATCACAAGATATGTTCGACCCAGATGATAAGATATCAGGTGGACAGGGCTTTATCTATGCAAGTTCAATTGTAGTAGCAATGCGAAAGTTGAAATTAAAAGTAGATGCAGATGGAAATAAAACATCACAAGTACATGGCATCAGAGCCGCGTGTAAAGTGATGAAGACACGATACTCAAAACCATTCGAGTCTGTTCAAGTTGAGATTCCATATGAAACTGGAATGTCACCGTACTCTGGATTAGTTGAATTCTTTGAAGCAAAAGGTCTTCTAGTCAAGCAAGGTAACAGATTAAAATACGTAACAAAATCAGGAGATGAAATGATTGAATTCCGTAAGAATTGGTCAGATGAAAAACTTGATGTTGTTATGACTGAATGGAACGATGAAAGTATCGATGCTGAAAAGCATGAATTAGTTCAACAATCTGATGATTTGTCCGAAGAAGTTTAAGTCGGAATATATAAATACAGTACTCTTGTCAGGTAGATAAGAGTACGACTATTAAAATACAACACTACGGAGAGGGTGTGGAATGGAATCAGAACAACTTTATGAACTATGGGAAAATCTAATAACTTATATTCCTGCGAAAGACCGTTTAGAGGCAGGGGAAGTTTTTATTAAGATGTTAGATGATTCTGGAATGAGTCCCGATGATATTGAAATATTAATCGATGGCGATAATACTTTACAGGCCGCACTAGATGTGTACTTTGAAGATGATGATGATAACGATGATGAAGAAGACTGGGAATAATGAATTGGTATAGCAAAGTTACGAAAGACTGGAGTGAAATCCCAAACTGTATTCAATATTTTGAAAAAGAAATCTTGGATGCTAAAAAAGAAGTAAAGATTCAAGGAAATATTGAAAAGAATGCAACATATCTACCTGCATATGTTGAATTACGATTCGGCCAATTACAAGAGATAGAAGCAATTTTAGAACACCTAAACATTCAGTTACGCAAGAAGCGAAGTGAATACTTGAGAAAATACTTAGAAAATTATAACAAAGTTTTAAGTAGCAGAGATGCAGAAAAGTATGCAGATGGCGAAGATGAAATTGTTGGGGTTGGCGAACTAATAAATGAAGTAGCACTTGTAAGAAATCAATACCTAGGAATAACAAAGGGTTTTGAAATAAAACATTTCCAACTGTCAAACATTATTAAGTTAAGAGTAGCAGGCATGGAAGATTCAGAAATTAACACATATTAGGAAATGAATATGGACAACATACAAGTAGTTAAAAGAGACGGAGAAAAAGAGAATCTTGATTTAGAGAAAATGCATAAAGTAGTCTTTGCGGCATGTCATGGGGTAAATGGCGTATCAGCGAGTGAACTTGAACTAAAGTCACATATTCAATTTTACAATGGCATCACAAGTAGCGAGATTCAAGAAACATTAATTAAAGCCGCGGCTGAATTAATATCAGTAGATACGCCGAACTACCAATGGGTAGCGGGTAATCTTATCAATTATCATATTAGAAAAGAAGTATACAATGACTTTGACCCGTGTCATATATTTGAACAGGTTGAACGAAATGTTAAATCTGGATTCTATGATAAAGCATTACTGAAAGATTATTCTGTAGAAGAATGGGAAAAGATTAATGGATTTATCAAACATGAGAGAGATTTCGACATCACTTATGTTGGAATGGAACAGTTTCGTGGTAAGTACTTAGTACAAAATAGAGTTACAAATAAAATTTATGAAACACCACAAATGGCATATATGCTAATTGCGGCAACATTATTCAGTGATTATCCAAAAGAAGAAAGATTGAAATGGGTTAAGGATTATTATGATGCTATCAGTACATTTGATATCTCATTACCAACGCCTGTTATGGCTGGTGTTCGTACACCACAGAGACAATTCAGTAGTTGTGTGTTAATTGAAACAGATGATAGTTTGGATAGTATCAATGCGACATCTAGTGCTATTGTTAAATATGTCTCTCAGAAAGCAGGAATTGGGGTTGGTGCGGGTAGTATCCGTGCTATAAACTCACCTATTCGTAATGGCGATGCATCACATACTGGTGTTATTCCATTCTATAAAATGTTTCAAGCGGCAGTTAAATCATGTTCACAAGGCGGTGTTCGTGGTGGAGCCGCAACATTATACTATCCTTGTTGGCATTTAGAAGTAGAAGATTTACTTGTATTAAAGAATAATAAAGGCACAGAAGACAATCGTGTTCGTCATATGGACTATGGAGTTCAATTCAATAAACTCATGTATGAACGTCTAATGACTGGTGGTAACATCACATTGTTCAGTCCACAAGATGTTCCTGGTTTGTATGAATCGTTCTTTAATGACCAAGATAAGTTCCGTGAACTATATGAACAAGCAGAACGCAAGACATCTATTCGTAAGAAATCAGTACCTGCTATTGACTTATTTTCATCATTTATGAATGAACGTAAAAGTACTGGACGTATCTATTTGATGAATGTAGACCATGCGAATGACCATAGTTCTTTTGATACAGACGTAGCGCCGATTAAACAATCAAATTTATGTTGTGAAATTACTCTTCCTACTAAGCCACTAACAAGTATACATGATGAAGAGGGTGAAATTGCTCTCTGTACACTCAGTGCTATCAATTGGGGAAATATTAGAACACCAGAAGATTTTCAAAAACCTTGCGAGTTAGCAGTGAGAGGACTTGATGCTCTGTTGAGTTATCAGAACTATCCATTGATTGCAGCCGAGTTAGCAACAAATAATAGGAGACCTTTGGGCGTAGGCATTATTAATTTTGCGTATTGGTTGGCTAAAAATGATACGAATTATTCTGACCCTAACTTAGAGTTAGTTGATGAATGGGCGGAAGCATGGAGTTATTATCTGATTAAAGCATCTAATGACTTAGCAAAAGAGATAGGACCTTGTCCTAAATCAGATGAAACAAAATACAGTCATGGTGTTGTACCAATAGATACACGTAAAATAGAGATTGATGAACTTGTTTCTCATAAAGAAAGAATGCCTTGGGCATCTCTTAGAGAAGACCTTAAAGAATATGGAATTAGAAATTCAACATTAATGGCACTTATGCCTGCAGAAACATCTGCACAGATTTCAAATTCTACAAATGGTATTGAACCACCGCGTAGTCTTGTTAGTGTTAAACAATCAAAGCACGGCGTACTAAAGCAAGTTGTTCCTGGTATTCACAAGTTAAAGAACAAATATGACCTACTGTGGGACCAAAAATCACCAGAAGGTTATTTAAAGATTATGGCAGTGTTACAGAAGTATATCGACCAAGGTATATCAGTGAATACAAGTTATAATCCAGTACATTTTGAAGATGAGAAAATTCCAATGTCTGTAATGTTACAGCATCTTATTATGTTTTATAAGTATGGTGGCAAACAATTGTATTACTTCAATACATTTGATGGACAAGGTGAACTAGATATCAATGCTCTTAATAATGAACCACTAGAGCCAGGATTAATAGATGATGAGGATTGTGAAGGTTGCACAATATAGGGGATATAAGATGACGGTTTTTAATTCGAAAAACAAACAAGACCATACAAAAGCAAAAGCATTTCTAGACCCATCGGGGGGAGTAACGATTCAACGATATGATATGTTAAAGTATAAACAATTTGATAAACTTACTGATAAACAGTTGGGTTTCTTCTGGCGACCAGAAGAAGTTGATTGTAACAAAGATGCAAATGACTTTAAACTTCTTACAGAAAATGAACAACACATCTTTACGAGCAATCTTAAAAGACAAATCATATTAGATAGTGTACA